GAGTGGGCGGATCAGCTACCGTCTAGTTCTTTTGCTGTACTTGACTCCGGTGCGGAATACGTATTCGATAAGTTTAACGATACGTTCCGATTCATTAACGCAGCCGGTGATGTTGCTGGTCTTTGTGCCTTTACCGACAACGTTCAGGATCCATGGTTTTCACCCGCTGGTTTTAACCGCGGTCAGGTTCGTGGAGTCACTAAACTTGCGTTCAATCCGCGTAAGAACGAGCGTGACTCACTGTACAAAGCTCGTGTCAATCCGATCGTTTCGTTTCCTGGTCAGGGTACGGTGCTCTTCGGTGATAAGACTGCACTGGCACGTCCTTCGGCGTTCGATCGTATCAACGTTCGTAGACTGTTCATTGCTCTTGAGAAGGCAATTGCGACTGCGGCTAAGTTCCAGTTGTTCGAGTTGAACGATGAGTTCACACGAGCTCAGTTCCGCAACCTAGTCGAGCCTTTCCTGAGAGACGTTCAGGGTCGCCGCGGTATTACCGACTTTGCTGTTATCTGTGATGACACAAACAACACACCGCAGGTTATCGACACAAACCGATTCGTTGCTGACATATTTGTACAGCCGGCTCGTTCCATTAACTTTATCACATTGAACTTCATCGCCACAAGAACTGGTGTTGAGTTTAGTGAGATTGCCGGTCAGTAAGGAGTAAATAGAGATGGCAATTCTTGGAGTAGACGACTTTAAGTCGAAACTGGTTGGAGGCGGTGCACGTTCCAACCTGTTCAAGGCTACGGTCAATTATCCTGGGTACGCCGCCGGTGATGTCGAGCTGACGTCTTTCATGTGTAAGTCGGCGCAGATGCCGGCCTCCACGATCGAAACGATCACGGTTCCTTTCCGTGGTCGTCAGCTGCAGATTGCTGGTGATCGTACCTTTGAGCCGTGGACAATCACAATCATCAACGACACCGACTTCGCGATTCGAAACGCCTTTGAGCGTTGGATGAACGGAATCAACGGTCATTCCGAAAACAGTGGTCTAACGAATCCGACTGACTACAAAGCGGATATGATTATCGAACAGCTCGATAAGTCGGGTGTTGCGGTTAAGCGTTATGATTTCCGTGGAACATTCCCTACGTCAGTCAGCGCGATCGACGTTTCGTATGATACGGAAAACGAGATCGAGGAGTTCGAGGTTGAACTTCAGGTTGACTATTGGGAGTCGGGAACGACTACCTAAGGCTATAATAAATAATTGAGACAGATCGAAGGGGGAACTCGTGTTCCCCCTGACGTCTTATTTTTGTAACTGGAGTAAAGAATGGCTGAAAACGACGGACAAGGTGGTGGGTTCTCTCTTTTTGGCTTTGAGGTTAAACGTAAATCTCAGAGTGAAAAGGAAGACGCAAATAAATTATCGTTTGTCGCTCCTACTGCAGAGGACGGCACAGGTCAAGTAATCAATGCCGGTGGATACTACGGGTCGTACGTCGATATGGATGGTGGTGCATCCTCTTCTGATACCGATCTTGTTTATAAGTATCGCGATCTAGCTCAGAATTCAGAGTGCGACTCCGCGGTCGAGGATATCGTTAACGAAGCGATCGTTTCCGACGACTCGTCTGCACCCGTTCAGATTAATCTCGACGATCTCGATGAAGAGACAGTATCCGACAAGATCAAGGATGTGATCTACGAGGAGTTCAATAACGTCGTCGAGCTCTTAGACTTTAATTTTAGAGGACATGACATCTTTCGTCGGTGGTACATCGACGGTAAGATCTACTATCATAAGATCGTTGATCCTAAGAATCCTAAGAAAGGTATTCTTGAGGTTCGCTACATTGATCCGACCAAGATTCGTAAGGTGCGTGAGGTCAAGGAGGAGTACGACGAAAAGACTCGTACAAAGATGGTCAAAGGAGTCAACGAGTACTTCGTCTATCAGAATAAGACACTGACACAGATGTCACAGGGTCTTAAGATCTCACCCGATGCGATTACATATGTAACATCTGGTGTTACAGACTCATCGCGTAAGCGTGTTCTTTCGTACCTTCACAAGGCGCTCAAACCAGTCAACCAGCTGCGAATGATGGAGGACTCGCTGGTTATCTATCGTCTGTCGCGTGCTCCGGAACGTCGTATCTTCTATATCGACGTCGGTAACCTTCCGAAAGGTAAGGCTGAGGAGTACATGCGTAATATTATGTCGAAGTATCGTAATAAGATGGTCTACGATGCCAACACCGGTGAGATGCGCGACGATCGCAAACACATGTCGATGCTCGAGGACTTTTGGCTACCTCGTAAAGAGGGCGGTCGTGGAACCGAGATCTCGACACTGCCCGGCGGTGAAAACCTTGGTCAGATCGACGACATCGTATACTTTCAGAAGCAACTCTATAAGTCGCTGAATGTTCCGACGAATCGTCTCGAGGAGGACTCACCGTTCTCAATGGGTCGTGCGACAGAGATCACTCGCGACGAACTAAAGTTTCAGAAGTTCATCAACCGTCTGCGTAAGAAGTTCTCGCATGTCTTTATGGACATGCTTAAGACTCAGCTGATCGCCAAAGGTGTCGTTAACGAAAAGGAGTGGAAGGAGATCTCGCAGAAGATGCGAATCGACTTCATGCAGGACAATCACTTCACTGAGCTGAAGCAGGCGGAGCTCATTCAGGATCGCATGAATATTCTGCGAGACGTACAAGAACATGTCGGTCGCTACTACTCTGAGGAATGGGTACGTAAGAATATTCTTCAGCAGACCGAGGAAGAGATCGAGCGAATGGACAAACAGATCAAGGACGAGATCTCTGCCGGTAAGTATAAGGATCCGTCAAAAGAAGACGATATGTTCTAAAAACAACTTAATGTATAAATAGTGTATAGAATTAACGAGGGTTAAACTAAAATGAATGAAAATGTAAAGAACTTTGTGCAGTCAGTAGAAAAACAGGATTATACTGCCGCAAAAGATCAGTTTCAGACTGTCATGGCGGATAAGATCAACTCTGCGTTCGAAAACAAAAAGATCGAGATCGCTGCTCAAATGTCTTCGACAAGCGGTGATGCCGAGGAAACCGAGAATATTAATGAAGCAAAAGTTACTGTCGCAGATACGGAAGTTGGTAAGTTTATTTCAAAAAATGTAGATAAAACTACTAAGCGCGGTGGCAATGTAAATCTTTCGATTATGCGCCAGAATACAATTATTGCTCATACAACAGATTCTGAAGGTAACAAGCACGTTCTGAACGTTAGAACAAAACCTGATGGCAAGTTTACTGTAGGAGGCGGGATGCCGTCTATGGGTAAACCAGCAGATATTCTTGGGCGTGGAAAAACTTTTTCACAGGATAAAGTTATCGAAGCCCTTAAAGCCATGTTCGAGTTGGACTAAAACAAATGATTAACTTTAAGGATTTTCGTTCTACAATCTCTGAAACCGCCAATCAAATTAATGAAAAAACCGTCGAGAAGATGAAGGTTGGTTCGGGAAGCAAAAAGTATCCTGCCGAGATCAAGAAGGAAGGATCAAAGTACGTTGCATACGTCGACGGTGATAAGCTCGATGAGTTTAAATCCGAAGAAGAAGCAAAGAAAGGCATCAACGATTTTGTCGAGTTGATGGATCTCTAATTGAAGGGAAATAAGAAAAATGTCCCACGAAGATATTAAAGCACTCTCAGACGCGTACCTCTCAATGTATTCTGATACTGAGGGGCAGATGAATGAATCTATGAAACCCTATGTTTCGGCTGTCGGCGACAAATTTGAGGTTTTGGACGCTAAAGGAAAGACTGTAAAAACATTTAGCGATATGAAGTCAGCAGAGGCTTATCTTAAAAAGAACTTTGATAAATTGAGAGAAGAGGCCGAAGAGCAGATTAATGAGGCAGCCAAGACTGCAAAGCAAATCTCAAAGCGAGCCGACACACTTTCAAAAAATATCTCGGATTTTGAGAATATGCTTAAACAGTCAAAGCCTAAGGGCGCAGGTAAGGAATATGATAAGGCGGTCAAAGAAGTGCGTGACGCCTATATCGATCTCACCGACGCAATCGATAAGGTCGAAAGGATGATGAAGTAATGTCCCATGAGGATATTAAAGCAATTTCAAAAACCTACCTATCAATGCTTAATGAGGGCAGAGATTACACCGTCGCGTGGAAAGTACCTGGTAGATCTAGAAGTCGAATTAACGCCAAGGTCAATGAAATTAACGGGATGATTGAGGCTCTTGGTGTCGATACTACGGATCTTTCAGTTAATGCCATGGGCAGAGTAACATTGGTAATGCCCTCGAAAGAAGAGGCCGATATTGTTCTAAATGCGCTGGATGCTAGGACTGATCTTGTTGATCCAATAAGTTCGGTAACTCTAACCTACGATTAGAAGTATAAGAAGATATGAAATTAATCACCGAGCACACCGACGAGCTGCGATATCTGAAAGAGGATGTCGATGGCACGAAGAAGTAAGTGAATAATTACTACGTTTACGCCTATATAAACAAATCTACTGGCCTTCCATATTATATTGGGAAAGGCAAGGGTGGGAGAGCGTACGATAAACATGGTAGAGTAAAAGTACCAAAGGATAGGTCAAAAATAGTTTTTTGTGAGACAAACTTAACTAATATTGGAGCCTATGCAATAGAAAGAAGACTTATACGCTGGTTTGGTAGAAAGAATATAGATGAAAACGGAATACTGCTGAATATTCAGGAAGGCGGTGAAGGTTCACACGGAGTTAAGCATACGGAAGACACTCGTAGAAGAATGAGTTTGACTCGTGCTGAAAAGGCAAAGGACGGATCTTTACCGGTCTTTAAAAAATCTGTTCGAGAAAAAATATCTTATTCTTTACGTAACAGTGTTCGAGATTTTACAAATCAACGTAATAAGCAGCTTGAATTGCTTAAAGAAAATAAACATATTTTTATAGGTCTAAACGAAAAACGCGTTAAGGAAGGCACTCATAATTGGCAGGACAAGGATGAAGCCAGAAAAAGAAATCAAAAAAGAATAGATGAAGGTACTCATAATTTTCTTAGTAATAAGGGTACCGTTAACGTAGTTGATCCTGATGGTAATACTAAAAGAATTGAATCAGCAACGTATAGAGAACAAAAGCACACTAACTATTATGTCAGTGTAAGATCTTACGAAGGTCAAAAAAGAGTAAAGGAAAGATCAAATGAAGCTTATAACTGAACATAGTGAAAATCTTAGGTATCTCACTGAAGAAAAAGATGGTGAGAAAAAGTACATGATTGAAGGAATATTTGCCCAAGCAGAAGCTGCTAATAGAAATGGCCGTGTATATCCTCGTGAGGTTCTTGAGTCCGCAGCTGACAAATATTCGAAGGAGCAGGTCAAGCGCGGCCGTGCAGTCGGTGAACTCGGTCATCCAGACTCTCCTACAATTAATCTTGATCGCGTGTCGCATAAGATCGTCGAATTGAATTGGGACGGCAACAATGTAATGGGAAAGGCGGAGATTCTCGAAACACCAATGGGGCAGATTGTTCGTGGTCTGATGGATGGTAAGGTTCAGCTCGGTGTATCGACTCGCGGTATGGGATCACTGAAGCAGCAGAAAGGTAAAACGGTTGTATCAGATGATTTTATTCTGTCAACCGTTGATATTGTTCAGGATCCATCCGCACCCGAGGCATTTGTAAACGGTATTATGGAAGGTGTCGATTATTTCGTCGAGAATGGTGTCATTCGAGCTCAGGACGTTGACGGATATCGCAAGACACTTGGTTCTGTATCACAGGATCATCTTGCCGAGGCACAGATGAAGGTCTTTAAGGACCTTCTGAACAAGTTTTAGAGTATAACAATGTCACACGAAAGCATTAAAGCAATTGCCAGCGCATACACAAACATGTTGCTCGAGCAAGATCTCAGAGGCATAGAAAATTATGATGATTATTGGACTATAAAAAACTTTATAGATTACAATAAGCCGGATGGTGTCAGAATGGAGACACGCCGCGATGCCGGTCAAAGGCTTGCGACTTTTATGTTTAAGATGATAGGATTTGATAGCCAGATTGAAACACTCGAAAATATGAAGAAGGCAATCGAGCGATATTCAAGGCGCGGAAGCGTAGAAATTGATGACAGTCGTAGTGGATATTACAAATTAATTGTTAAGTGGGATTCGGTAGATCCTAAATTGGCCAATGTCGACACAGACAGAATCTAAGAGATAATTTGAATGGATTTTTACGAAATTAGACAGGTCATTGAAACTGTAAAGAAGCAGGATCCTAATGACCTAATTCTCAATGAAAAAGTTAGCAAACGAGATATCGAAAAGGCTAGACAACAAAGTGCTAAGGAAGTACAGGACGTTGTCGATAATAGAAGTTACCTTGATGATTATGAACAGATTGCTAGTGATTTCATTGAGGACGCAGGTCGAGTAGCTGGAAGAAATGCCGCTAAAAAAATGTCGAATCAATTTGCACAACAGCTTCGTGGATACATTCAAGATGTTGCAAAGAATCCGCGTAAGTACTCTCGGAGATAAACTATGAAACCATCAGATAGACAAATTAAGAATTTCGTAGGAGCTATTCTTTCTGACGTGCTTGAAGAAATGCGCAGCGATAGATTTCTTGGTGTCGATACTGCGTTTCATAAGGCATTTAACATAGACAGGATTGCGTTAAAAATTAACACCGATGGTGATTTTGTTGGCACCGAAAAGGAAGGTAAGGCCCTAGAAGACGCTAACGCTGAAATCGAAATGATTATTAATGCTTATGAAAATCTCTTTAAAGATATGATGAAGAATCCTAATAAGTATTTTGACTTTAAGTTTTAATTGTTAAGGTCGTATAGGAATAATAATGTCACACGAAAGTATTAAAGCAATTGCAGAAGCATATAAAAGTATGTTATCTGAAAAAAAGGAGTTTGATAAAATCGACGATGCGGTTTTTGACGTAATCGACAACGAAAAAATGGCAAAAGATTTTAATAAATCAAACAAACCTACTGTTCGTCAAACTCGACAAATGATTGATATGGTTGCGAAACGAATGGGATATAAATCGTCGTCCGATCTAAGTGATGACAAGGATGACGAGGTTCGTGAAGTTTTGATGAATGTGATTAATAATAAAAAGAAATGATTGGAAATTGAACTTTTTATAAATAACGGTAACAATACAGAATTTGTGGGTAAAACCACAGATACTATAAATATGGGTACTCTCACGATAACGCGTGAGATTGTGTGAACGCTACGAGACTGAGATCTTACACTGTTTAAGGTTTCCTCTCAAAACTTTGACAAAGCAGGAGAAAATGCAAATGTCAGAAGACAATAGCAATAACCTCCGCGATGAACTCGTTGATGACAAAGTTTCTGACGAGGGAATCGCAGAC